TTTTCCTGGAGCTCCGCAACATTTACGCCATAGAGCGATGCCAGATTGTTGAAGTCGATTTCTTTATCGAAGCTGATGCTCAGCTGACGGGCTGCGTTCTTCAGGAATGATTCACCGGAACCGCCCTCCACCTTCTCCAGACTGACAAAAGCGTTATAGGCAGGCTCCAGAAACCCGATAGCGTCGGGAGAATAGTCACCCAGTATAAAAACGCGATCCGGATGAACATCCACCCGCCGGATGGCACCGTTCGCCAGTTGCTCAATGTACTGCCACATTTTCGGCTGGCCGTAGGTTCTGGAATTGAGTCCAGTATCCCAGTCCTTAACCTTGAGTGTTCCCGCCCAGGCTACGGTAATTTTCTCCAGTCCCCGCCCTCTGGTTACAGGCAGGTTCCAGTCTTTGCCGTCCCGTACATGCAACAGAATGCCGGAGTAACGCCCCACCAGCCGCCGTAAATCAGCCTCAGCAAAAGAGCGCCAGAAGCGATGCGTTAATACAGACTTAGCTTTCCGTTCCCAGACTGTTTCGTCGCGGGTTTCGTCCTGCTCATCGCCTTCGATAATTTCCGGGTTGCTTTGCCAGCACGAGCCGATCAGCTTTTTGACCGCGCCATGGGCAAGACCGCCGCGACGATAAAGGCTGTAGAGGTCATCGAAGGTAATGTCGTCCTTGAATCCATACTCGCACCACGCCGTGCTGCGCTTTACATCCAGCCCCATAGTCGGGTTAGCCGCCAGCATACGGGCGCGCGCAAGCCTGGCATCTGCCAACGCATGGTTGACGGCCAGTTCAAGATTATTGTTCATGCTGGGATCCGTTTGGTGGGTTTCTGGCAATAAAAAAGGCCGCCGAAGCGACCTTTTTGAAGTGTCAGATGTTAATCAGAAAAACGATCATCTAACTTTTGTTGTTCGATAATTTGCTGCTGGGTATCCCATTCTTCATCCTGAGAAGTAGCATAAGCTTCAGCTTCAATTATTCTCCCAATCAGCTCTTCAACAAACTCGTCTGAACACTCTTCAATCGAAACACTTTCATCGATTAAGCCAAGGTCAAAAGCTTTTTGCTCTAAATCATGATCGCTCAAATGCTCAAGTTGAATTCGCTCAATGTCTTTATCCATTTATCTTTCCGTCAATGAAGAATGAAAAAGACTATCTTAGCCGTTTGGGAATCATCATACCAATAGCCTGAACTCCACCAAGTTCAGTCAGCGCATACACAGCGGCATCCAGTCGGTCGGGTGACTTTTTGGCAGTAGCTGGCACGTATTCCATCAACTGGTTTTCCAGTAGATAGAGATTGCCGTGATGGGCTACGCGCCCCTGTTCGTAGAGCGCGGATATCGGTTCGGCGCGGGCGAATTTACCTTTATTTGCATGAACACGAATAATGCGGCCTTTGAACCCGGCGTTACGCAGTGTTTCCTCCGCCATATCGCCGCCCTGGTTCGTTTCGATAACGATGGCATCAGCGCCATGTTCCTCATAGGCCCACATGGCCTTTTTAGCCCAGCCAGCCGGTGAGTATTTGGCGCTGTAATCGCCATCAACAGAGAACTGTTTTTTATCACCAGCACCGTATGCGCTGGCGGCCACAATCCCGGTTTCGTCGCTTTCATCGCTGTTCGTGGCCTGCGGGTCAATCGCAATAACCGTACGAACCTTATCAAAGCGGATCTGCAGGTCGCGCGCGGCGCTAATCATCGCCTCAGTCCACAGTGCGCCCTCCGCGTTAAATTTGCGGGGCTTCTGCATGTATTGCGCCTCGGCAGTTCGCCGGTGCGAGAACAGCGATACGCGGTGTGTCTCGTTGTGCTTGAACGGCCAGAGCCAGCCGTCAGGCAGACCATGATCAACAGGGATAGCGTGGGTGTTTTCCGGATATTGCGCCGAATACGCCTGGCTGTTATCGATAATCACCGGCAGATTCAGGTGATGCCACATTTCACCGGAGCCACCGCGCAGGAGGTATCCACTGAGGTCGTGATAGTGGATACGCTGCATAATCACAATCATCGGCGTTGTTTCTACGGCCAGACGTGATTTGATGGTTTCGTTAAAGCGGTTATTCACGCCATCTCGAACAGTCTCGCTGTAGGCATCATCTGGTTTTACCGGGTCATCGATAATCAGCGCGCCCTGCCAGCCTGGCTCCATGTGTCCGGCACGAAAGCCGGTAACCTGCCCGGCAGCTGACGACGCGTAAACCCCGCCACCATATTCGTTCCACCACATCGCCTTACTGTCCGCATCGTCACGCAACGCCATCGGCCACATTGACTGATAGGCCTGCGATTTGACCATGCCGCGTGCAGTCGATGAGTTCAGTAGCGCCAGCTGGTGGGAGTATGACAGGTGCATAAAACGGGCGCGCCGGTTCAGCGCCAGTCCCCGGCCCATCATGTTAATGGTTGCCAGTTCTGTTTTGGTGTAACCAGGCGGAACGTTAATGACCAGGCGCTTTATCTCACCATCTATAACGCGGTTCAGCGTCTGCTGAATAACTTTGTGATGCGGTGCGACAATCATCTTGCCGCCGGTGCGCTGTTTGAAGAAATAGCGCGCGTAATACAGCCCATCCTCTTCGCATTCAACTTTACGGGCAAATGCCTTTTGCTCAGCAGTCGTCATCCTCCATCATCTCCTGCCTTGCGGATTTGTATTCCTCTTTGCTCATGGTGATCGTCTGTATAGCACCACCGTTTGGCCCGGAATGTTCGAATTTATGTTTGTTGGTGTAAGCATCACCACACTCTTTAGCAGCCTGCTCAATCAGTGACGCTGCCAGCGCCATATTCCGCATTGTCTCGGCCTTCGTCATCATTCGGTCGAGCGCACGCAGCCGGTACGCCTTGTTGGCGATCGGGATGTCGGCGATCTCGTTCTGGAAACGGGTGCGGGTGGCGTTGAACATTTCTACCCAGCGCGACGCTAATGCTTTTCCACTGGCCTTCGTGGGGTCGTAGGCTTCGACCTGCTGGCGGGTAATTTTTATCTGAAATTCTGCCTGGACAGACTCGACAACCTGAGAGGGGGTATCGAAGCACGCAAGCGCCTGAACTATGTAGGCTTTCACATCATTTTTTAGAGCCGCCATATTTCACCATTCGTCCAGGTCAGTCCAGGTAATCAAGCCAATTTCAGCATGCATGTCCCGCATGCTCTGGCGATATCAATATGAGCTATTTCCGCAGGCCTGTTCGCTGCGTCCACCAGCTGCTGCACATCGTGACTGGCACCGTAGCGGCGAACGACACCAACGAACTCTTCCACATCGTGGCCGCGCAGTTTCAGTTTTGGCAACCCGCTGTCCCGGTAGAACTTCGGTGCGCCGAATTCATCGGTTTCCTGTGCGATGTGGTACAGCTCATGCTCCACCAGCGCGCAGAACTCCAGATCGGAACACTGAGCGCAGTAATCAGCGGCCAGGGTGATGATGAAATCCGGTATACGACCGAACCATTCGTACATCTGTTGTTCCATCCGGGCCTTTTGCCATCCACCAGCGCGAATCATCACCTCTTCGCACTGGCCCAGTACCGTTCGCCCCTTCTTCGTGAATGCATTCGAAGCCCACATGAAGACGATGTCAGCTTCCAGTAGATGGAAATGGTCAGGGTTATGCAACATACCCTCTTCGCTGATTATGTGTGAGTGCAGCCAATCATGGACGCCGTCAGCAGGGATAAGTCGGATGTAAGGTTTGAAGTCCGGGTTATCGATAAACAGAAGTGGCGGATATGGCCGTTGCATTGGGCTTTCAACCATAGTGACACCTTAATTATTGAGGCACGTACGAGGCGCATAAAAAAACACCAGCATAAGCTGGTGGTTTGTTTTACCTGATATGGATGTTAATCAAAGCCCCCCCTTTTTATGAGATATTTCCCATACAGGATATTTACAGTTCCTTTACATTAGTAGCGTAACGAATATGCATTTGCATGCTCTAAGCAACAGACTGGATTTCATGTTGCTTAGAGTTTTTTCTTTTAATTCCTGATGATCTATCTCGCAAGCGGTAACAGCCTCCCGTGAAACCTATAACTGGTACTCTACCAGTTTAAGATAGGCGGCAAGCGCCTCTGCGGACGAAACATATCTGTCTGACGCAACATGGATTGCAGCCACGCTCCCGTTAGGTAGCGTAAACATTGCAACCCTGACAGGAAGCTTCAGTGCATTACCCTTCTCACGCATATATGTCATCCATTCAGTACCGGCAGGTATCTGAATCAGTTCAACTGGTTTTTTTCCAATAAAAAAAAGTGCATTCACCATGGTTGCTTT